ACCTACTAATTTATATCCGTCCTTAACTGTCCAACATGATCTACATTATACACCATAAGGACTGTGTATGTTAGGAACTTGAGCCATGTTAGGACTTCTATGAGACATCCTACCTGTAATAGTTCCATTGGGAATTACAAATCCATGTACTCTCCCATCATCATCCATTGCTTTAATCCAAGAATCAACTTGAGCAATACGCTTCTGATAGAGAAAGTAATCAGCAATTAGTTTTGCTTGTGGTATCTTCTCTATCTTACCTAGTGTTGTTTCATCTACAATCGGTTGACCAGTAGGTGTAAACTTCTTAGGCTTCCAACCAAACTCTATCAAGTACTCACCAACTTGTTTACGTGAACCAAGATTAAAGTCTTGAAGTTTCCTACGCATAAAAGGTTTAATGTTATTCGTAGGTAATCTTTCTTCATACTCTTCCGGAGTTAGTCCTGACTTAGATAGTGTTCCATCCTTCTTAAGTTTAGGAGTTACTTGTCTGATGTCAACTAACTTAGGTTTAAATTCTTTATGAACTTCATCCTCTGCTTGTTGCATCTTTTCTCGAAGATCAGCTAAAAGTAATTCAGCTTTCTGTAAATCAAATTGAAATCCTGTGTTCTCTTGTTTTTTAATTATATCTGCAACAGTTTGCTCAAGTTCAACACAATCTTTATTAAAACCTGATCCTTCTTTACTTAAATGTTTGAATAGTACTGTGTTAAGATGTACATCCCTTACACAATAGTCTAACATATCTTTAGAATAGTTTATATAATCTTCAAACTCTATCTTCTTAAAGCCTAAACGAAAACCCCACTTCTCTAAACTGTGTCCACCTTCTCGGACAGGATTGAATAGTCTTGACATAACAAGAGTATCTACAACCGGCTTATGAGAAAGCTTAACTCCACCAAACTTCTCAACCATAGGTATATCAAAACCTATAATGTTGTGACCAATTAGCTTGTCTGCTTTCTCTAAGAAGTTATAACCTTCTTGTAACTTATCAGGAGGAAACTTGTAAGTCTCCCCTGAGTCAACGTCTTGTGCTACAATACAATGTATCTTTGTAGCTTTAAGGTCGTCTGTCTCTATGTCAAATACTAAATCCATATCTATAACTCCAAGAGTTCATTATCATCATTTTCAAATTGCTCTTTAGGAACTTCTCTAAGTCTACCAGTTTCTCTGTCATAAAGCAAGTGACTTGCCAATCCTACATCACCTGTGTATCTAGACTTCAAGACTCGCATCCTAGTTGTATTAGATTCTTCAAGGTCGTCTGACTGTTGATTCCTTTCAAGAGCAATAACACAATCACTTAACTGTGCTATGCTCTGTGAACCTCTCAAGTGTGAGAGACTTACCTCAACTCCGTTCTCGTGTCCTTTGTTACCATCAACTCTACGTAAGTGAGATACTAATATCATACCTACATTTGTTTCTTCAACTATACTTCTTAGTCTAGTCATGATGTTATCAATAGACCTTCGTTCATCACCTTCGGATAAGGCAGACACTAACATATGTAAGTGATCTACAACAATCCATTTACAGTCGCAAGCAATAATCATAAACCTAAGTTTATTAAATATTTCGTCAATACTATTTGTTCCGAAGTGAGCATGAACCCAAACTCTATTCTTGTTCTCTCCATCATATAAGATGTCAAAGAACTTATCAATCTCTTCTTGACTAAACTGTTCGCGTTCTTGATCTATATATAATCTAGCGTTAGCTTCTATAGAAAGAATACCATCAACAGTTCTTCTCCAATCTTCCTCAAGAGCAATGATACCTACATTGCCTGTAGTTTCTTTGATTAACCAATGCTCTAGTTCTCTCGTGACCGAAGACTTACCTAGTCCTGTACCGCCTGTAAGTGTTAGTAACTCGCCTTGTCGTAATCCATAAAGCTTATCATTCAAACCTTTCCAAGGATAAGGAACACTTTCTTTCTGTTCTCTAGTAAAGAAGTCTGCTCTAGCTTCTGATACATTAATGACTCCGCTAGGTGTATATGTTTTTGCACTCCACCACGCTTCAACAAACTCTTTATGTTTGTTCTGTCTGAGCATATCATTAGCATCTTTATATCCTTCCGGAAGTTTCATGATCTTAGCTTTGCTAGGTTGGAATAACATCGCTGCTTTTTTTGCAGCTTCCTGTCCTTGCTTGTCGCTATCAAAACAGATCACAACATTCTCAAAACTTTCTAAGAACTCTAAGCTTTCTTTAATGTCTTTGACTGCTCCACTTGAACCACGTTTAATAGACACTGATGCCCACTTACTACCCATTAATTCATAGCAAGCCATTGCATCGCACTCACCTTCGGTAATGGTTACGTACTTAGATTTCTGAAATAGTTGTTCACCAAATAAACCTGTACCACTAAAGCTACCCATGACCGAGAAGTTTTTATCTCGAACATATCTTACTTTAGTTGCCGACAATTCATGCTTGTTGTAATAAGGATATAAGTGTTGAACTATATCTCCATTAGAACTAAGAACACACTTAACCCCATACTTTTTAGCAGTAGCCTCAGATATTCTGCGGTCTGTTAAAGCCGAGTAGTCTGCTCCGTGTGGATTGACTATTGGGTTAGATGGTTCTTTCTTTTCGGTCATTGTCTTGCCTTTGGTTGCTTCATCATAGTTTAAAAAGTATGTATCACAACTAAAACATTTTGCTGATCCGTCTTCATTCTTAGCGACAGGATCACTTCCACCACACTCAGGGCATGGTAATTTATATTCTACAAAAGCCATATTGATTTCCTCACGTTATTAAAAAGTGTGTAGCTAAGTAGTGCATGGCGGTTTAGTTCTCATTTACTTTTAGCCTTAACCTCTCTTAAGTCCGCTTACTTGTTTGACCAAGTACTCACTCGTACAGGATTTTACAAAGACTCGCTCCCACCTAGCTACACGTGATAGTTTTTTGTGGAGGTCTATCAACCTGCTCCTACTTTTAGATTATACTCACACTCTAGGAACTGGAGAGTTTAGGCACACTAGTTTTCTATTGGAGAGTCAACTAGTTCTTCGACCACATCAACATCATCTGCTTTTGTGGTTTGTCCTTCTGCATTAACTATTTCTATAATCTTTGATTCAAAAAAGTTTATACCTGCTTGTAACTCTTCCAAGTCTAAAGTTAGGTTTGCTTTTTTCTGAGCCAATCGTTGCAGTCTTCCGAAGATTCCTTGTCCGGCTTCCGGCAAGTCTTCAACATTTATCTGCACATCAGCAATAGTTATACTAGGTTTTATTTCTGTTTCTGTCATACTTAAAACTCCAGATCATCATCAATAGATTCTAATTCGCTACCATCAGAACCTGTGTACTCTACAAGGTCTAACACCTGTACTGCTTGAAGATCAAGTCCTTTGAAGTCTCCAAACTGATTAGATGTTTCCCACTCTCTATACTGTACTCTAACCTTTGATCCATTCCCGATAGATATGTCTAGTGGATTTTTATTAGAGTCCAATAGTTTAGGTACTGCATTAGGAGTACCATCCTTACGCTCAACTTTTCTTTTGAACATAATCTTTTTAACACCATCCACATCTTTAACTCTAAAACCACGATTAGAAAAATCTTCTGCAGTCTTATCATCTAAGATCATAGTGATCTGATATTCAGGTGTAAAGGTAGTGTTCGGATTTTTAACTGCCGCCCACTCACATAGTCCTTCAAGTATTGCCATATATTTTCTCCTTTTTTTATTATTAATATTGAAGCTGTTTAAACTGTGAGGTTTTAAGTGAACTTCTAGACCTCAAACTAGAGCCATACTGAATGACATACGTACTAACTTTAGGGTGTATAGTGAGGGCTACATCGTTAGTAGTATAGTTCAAGGGCATTTTATATCTCCCTCAAGTATTGGTTGTATATGTAGCCAATAAACATATCATAAGTTTCTCTATCTATAAATGATAGTATGTAATCCTTACCATTTACTTCTAAACTATGACCCATTTTCATTTCATACATGTCAGTCATGATATTATAATCTGAACCAACTTTCATGTATTGTTCTCTTGTCAAAGCTATTTGTTTATCACTTAATATTTTCATATATACCTCTATTATAACACAGGTCTACTCTAAAAGTCAAACTCTTTTCTTAATTAATTTGAATTTGTTTCTATACTTACTTCTCTTATAAACCTCCATAGTTCCATCTGCATATCTAAGTTCAATTATTCCATTGTCTGCATGTAAAGAAGTTATTTGATCTTTATGTTGTTGCTCATGAAATATTTTATGTACATCATACTCTGTCATGTGACCACCACTCAGGTTTATCTCTGCCTTTCTCCCACTTAGCATAGTGTTTTTCATTGACCACATACTTTCTATATGCTTTGATGGGGTCTTCGTTTTTGTATTCATCCGGCATAGCTTGTGCTAAAGGTGTCATGCCTTGTGTAGTAGATATATTATAGGGAATATAGTCTAAAGCATCTTTTAACTTTGTAACACTTGCATGAACCTTACCATATCTGTAAGTATACTCTTCTCCTAAAGCTAAGAAGTGTTGATACAACCATGTATAATTATGATAAGATTCTCTAGTCCATATCGTACAAGGATGATTCCAATAGGCTCTTTTGTACAAACCTACTTCGTCTGCGTACTCGTCACCGTCAAGCTCTCTGTGAGCTGTACATAACATCTGTGCTGTTTCCAATGGCATCTTCACTAGCATCTTATCAGGTTGTGCTTGTGCTGATTCAATCGGACATTCATTAAAGTAAAATATATTCATTAGGTTATCACTTGTTTTACTGAATATAAAATCTGTTCATCTTCCTTTAATACTTTATACATATGTTTTCTTACATCTTCCTCAGATGGATATTCATTTACATCTAGTTCAATAATAATTCTATACTCATTAGTAATACCATACCATTCAGTAACTCTATCAAAAGAAAATCTTCTAAATTCTTTTTCATCACTATCATAATATGTTCCTTCAAATCCATTGAAGTCTCCATAAAAACCTGTAGGTTTTATCTTTCTTGATTCATCACTAGAACCATAAGTAAACTTTATTGTTTTAGATTTTTTTATAGCTTCAATAACATCTAGTGTTGCTTGTGATATGTTGTCAATCATTTTCCTTGCCCTCTATATTTTTTGTAGGTTTGTTTCTTTCTCTTCGGCATTGTTGAAGTACCTACGTTCCTTCGACCCTGCCAAGTCTTCTTACCTCTTACTCCGGTATTGGACTTATGTTCTATATTTTTTGTTGCACTCCTCATGTCTGTATCCTTTTCATACTCTCAACATAACTCATAGCAAAAAGATCCCATGATGCCGGTGAATACTCTTTGATCTGTGCGATCTCAAGTCCTTCCTCGTACCACCTTTCTTCTAGTTCTTGTTGTGCTAAGTTACTCATTTCTGTAAGTCCTCAATCATTTGTTTTAGTTCTGCAATTTCATTCTGTAATGATTCCACTTCTCTTTCAAAGTCACGCTTTGCTTCATCAACTAAATCATAAGCGTAATCATAAACATTATCGTGATTAGTTTCTATATTTTTTTTAGTATCGAATATATCATTATGAATATCAAGTATTGTATCTGAATACTCAATAGTCTCTTCGATATAACTTTTTAATCCGTCTAATACTACGTGTTCTACTGCTGTTTTATCGTATGCACTCATGCTTTACTCCTCGTTGCCATTCTTTTTTTCAACGTGACTCGTTTGTTATAGAATCCGTCTTGCATTAAATAGCAACCAAATGCTATTCCAACCGGTGAAAAGAACATCAGCATTAAAGGGAAACTAAAATCCCTATATGCAAACACCACCAAAATATGAGCCATACCACTTACTAAAAGTAGCACACTCCCTATGCTAAAATTAATCCAATTCATCATAATTTATTCCTCACTTTGTAGATTCCGGTTAACTTTTCTTTCTTTGGATGTTCTGAATCCATAACACCCTGAAATATTTCTTGTTGTA